TGAGTTGGGTCTATCTCCTTCTCCTTCTTTGGATAAACTTAGGAAGGCCACCATTAACTGGGTTCTTCAGCCCCTAGGTATAAATACTACCTGTAAATATTTAGACAAAAAATTCTGGCTGGATGTGAGTGATCGATTAATGTATGAGGGCCGAGCCCCTGAATTAATCTCTACAAAAACAGCTCGCATGCCAGCCTTCTTCGAGCATAGTAATGTCAACCTACCCCAATACGCTTGAACCTCTACTAGGTCCAAACCTAGAGAGCCTCCTCTTAGAATTAGAGGACAAATTCCCACCCACAAACCCTCATCCTAAAGAACAGTTACCCTCTATCATGTACCGAGCAGGTCAAAGAGATGTAGTTGAGTACCTGCGGAAACGTCTTGATGAGGATAGTAAACTAAACTATTAAAGATCATGGGATTTTTTTCATCAATAAGTAAAGCTTTTAAAAGTGTATTTAAAGTAGCCGTTCCTCTTATATCATCGGTTTTTGGTGGAGGAGGGGGATCAGGTAACCAGACTACAAACGTAACTTACCAACAAGTCCCCAATGAACAACAAAATTGGGCTGATTCTTCAGAGTATAAAGCGCAACAGAAATCTATAGATGAGTTACGAGCTTCTTTGACTAGTCAGAAACAAGACTTCGCTAATCAGCAGAGTCAATGGCAATCACAGCTACAAAATCAGCAATCGATGGCTCTGCAACGCGAACAATTCGCACAGCAGCAAGCACAATCTAGATATGATTCATACGATAAACAGATTGCGGCGTTTAATCAAGCTAATCAGCAGAGACAATTTACTAATCAGTACGGTGCTCCACGTGGTGGCAGTCCTACATCCGTTAAAACTAATACAAAAGGATCAGATACTTATAATCAGCGTTGGTTTCGTAGACCTTCTATGTCAATTGGACAGGGATCAGGTCAACCTAACATGAACATTGATCAATCAACAAACGTATAAATTATGTCAGCCAAAGTAAGGTATGACTATTTAGCTACACAGCGTTCCCAGTTTCTACAAGAGGCAGAAGAGGCATCTCAGTTAACCCTTCCTTATTTAATAAGAGGGCATGAGGAGCACACGGGAGGAATGAAGAATCTAATTACTCCATGGCAAAGCGTTGGCGCTAAGGGTGTAGTTACTCTAGCATCTAAATTGATGTTAGCTCTACTACCTCCTCAGACCAGCTTCTTTAAGCTACAAGTAGATGATTCACAACTAGGAGAAGACTTCGGACCAGAAGTTAAATCTGAACTTGACTTATCCTTTGCAAAGATCGAGCGTACTATATTAGAAGCTATTGCAGCTTCGGATGACCGTGTGGTTGTCCACCAAGCACTACAACATTTAGTAGTAGGTGGTAATGCTCTAATCTTTATGGGTAAGCATGGGTTGAAGTTATTTCCTCTCAACCGCTATGTTATAGAACGAGACGGCAACGGCAACGTAATTGAAATAGTAACCAGAGAAAAAATTAACAAAAAATTAATAGCTCATTTAATGCCTCCTGATTTAGGTGGTAGCTCAACGAGTGCTAATGAAGAAGGTTATGGTGACACAGAGAAAGAACAGTGTGACATCTATACTCATGTAAGACGTGAGAATAATAGATTCATCTGGCATCAAGAAGTGTATGGAAATATACTTGCTAAGTCTATTAGTAAGGCACCTGTGGATATAAGTCCATGGCTTCCATTAAGATTTAACACTGTCGATGGAGAACCGTATGGAAGAGGCCGAGTCGGACAATTCATAGGAGATCTTAAGTCTCTTGAAGCACTCTCTCAGGCTATCGTAGAAGGCTCTGCAGCAGCTGCAAAGGTCGTCTTTGTAGTATCACCATCATCTACTACTAAACCAGGCACGCTGGCTAAAGCAGGCAACGGTGCTATCGTTCAAGGTAGGCCTGATGATATAGGTGTTGTCCAAGTGGGCAAGACTGCAGACTTCGGTACAGCTTATGAGATGATGCAGCTATTAGAACGTAGAATTGGCGAAGCAATGTTAATCATGAACATTCGTCAAAGCGAACGTACTACAGCTGAAGAAGTTAGAATGACACAGATGGAACTAGAACAACAATTAGGTGGGCTATTCTCATTACTAACAGTTGAATTCTTAGTACCATATTTAAATAGAAAACTTGATGTCTTCCAGAAAGCTGGAGATATACCTAAGATACCTAAAGATTTAGTACGTCCTACTATTGTAGCTGGGATTAACTCCCTTGGTAGAGGACAAGATGTACAAGCTTTAGGTCAATTCTTGCAAACCATTGCACAAACAATGGGACCAGAGGCGATAGGACAGTACATTAATCCAGAGGAGGTAGTTAAACGATTAGCTGCAGCTCAAGGTATAGATGTATTGAATCTTGTTAAGAGTATGCAAGAACGTGAGCAACAGCAACAGCAAGCGATGGAACAACAACAAGAGATGGAAGTAACCAAACAGATGGGTCAACTTGCCAGCTCTCCAATGATGGATCCTGTTAAGAATGCTCAGGCTGAAGAAATGCAAATGGCAGCCGGCGGACCACAACAACAACCACCTGAAGAATAAGAATGGCAGAAACATTAACTTATGATCCTGGTACTGATACCGTAACCACTAGTGAGAACATGACTGCTGAAGAGCAGGACTCACTAGCGGTAGGTGAGAAATTAGTAGCCGAACAAGAACAGCTTTTAGCTGGTAAATATAAAGACGCTGAATCTTTAGAGAAAGCTTACATAGAACTACAACAGAAACTTGGTGATAATAAAACCGAAGAAGTTGAAGAAACTGTAGATGAAACTGAAGCACCTAAAGATGAGGCAGAAAAAACTGAAGAGTCAGATGATCCTAGGCAAGATAAAGCGGCGGATGTTGACTATGAATTTCTAGATAAACTTTGGGATGAAGCTCAAGGGGAATGGAGTGATGAAACTCTGACTGAATTACAGAAGCAGAGTCCTACTGACTTAGTTAATATGCATTTAGCATACCGTGCTAATGTAGCTAAGAACTATACTCCTTTAGAAGACTTAACTGAAGAGCAAAGTGTTCAATTAAAGAACATCGTCGGAGGTGAGCAACAGTATAACAACATGCTTGAATGGTCACAGAATAATCTCAATCAAACTGAGATTGATATGTTCAATCAAGTCATGGATAAGGGAGATCCACTAGCTTGCTTCTTTGCAGTTCGTGCTCTCTCGTACAGATATGAGGATGGAACTGGTATGGATGGAGAAATGGTGACTGGAACAGCGCCTAAGCAACAAAGTGGATTCCGTAGTCAACAAGAAGTTGTTGCAGCTATGAGTGACCCACGGTATGAAAACGATCCTGCATATAGACAGGACATTATGGAAAAACTAGATCGTTCCAAGAACGTAGCCTTTTAAATGACTGAATCAAACGTACATGCTACCGAACCACAGATTGAAGTAGTCGATGTTAACTATTATGAAAATGCAGAGCGTGTCAATGGACAACTCGCTATGATAGGATTCATTGCAGCAATCGGTTCTTACCTATTCACAGGTCAAATCATACCTGGAGTATTCTAGGTAACAAGGCGGCTCGGATCGAACCAGAAGAAGCCACCTCACGCCACGTCCGTTCACTCCCTTCGGGGAACGCATGAAACCACATCATGGAACGGGGATGTGGTACTGGAGTATTACAATGACTGTAAAACTAAGGTATCGTGGTGTTGAGTACACTAAAACTACAAAGTAATTAACTTAACATGAAACAAATTGCACTTGCCCTAGCGGCATCTCTCGCTTCTGCACCTGCAATGGCTGGCGTTTATGTAAACGTTGAGTCTAACGCATCTTATACAGGCACTGATTATACTTCCCGTACTACCGATCTTCACGTAGGTTACGAAGGAGACGTAGGTGACTTAGGATACTACATCCAAGGTGGACCTGCACTCGTCGGAGCAGACGGGGTAGATGGTACCAATGAGTTTTCAGGTAAGCTCGGAGCTTCCGTAGCTGCATCTGATAAGCTAGATGTGTATGGTGAAGTATCATTCATTACTGATGAAGATGCTGATAACGCATACGGCACCAAAATAGGTGCTAAATATAACTTCTAATGAAGTACCTAGGATCCCCATGGGCATGTGTTATCATGCTCTTGGGTTTCTTTATTTTTATAGAGGGTCTACATATGACAGAACATCAGCACTGTAGATCCTGTCCAATATGTGAGGAATATTAATGTCACAACAACAAGCAGGTGGTGGGTTTGGAGACGCTTCTCCTGTCCAATACGCACCGGCACCAGAACAAGTTGATAGTACACCCAGTGACTCACAACCGCCAGGTGTAGATGAAGAAAGAGAACCTCAATCATTAGAGGAAGCTCTCTTAGGAGAGTGATAGGAAGAGAGGCACCTCAGAGTCGGACCTCTCTTTCATTGGCATTGGCCCGATACGTCGGATACCCTTTGCCGTCTAGACGGTGGGAAAGACCACAACAAATACGCGCAAAAAATTTCAGCTGAGAATGTACATATAAAACTTTAATTCAGATAAATGGCTCAACAGTCTACCGCAGCACCTGCCTCACAAACCTTTGCAGGTGCCGCTAATTTAGTGACCACGACAACCGAGAATAGACGCGCTCTATATCTTAAGTTGTTCAGCGGTGAGATGTTTAAGGGCTTCCAGAGAAATACAATCGCTCGTGACCTAGTCACAAGGCGTACCTTGAAGAACGGCAAATCATTGCAGTTCATCTTCACGGGTCGCACCAAGAGTGAGTTCCATATTCCTGGCCAGTCCATACTAGGTAACTCAGACAAGGCACCCCCAGTAGCTGAGAAGACTATCACTTGTGATGACCTTCTTATCTCTAGTGCTTTCGTTTATGAACTAGATGAAACTCTCGCACATTATGACCTTAGAGGAGAGATCTCTAAGAAGATCGGTTATTCTTTAGCCGAAAACTATGACCGTCGCATCTTCCGTGCTATCACGAAGGCTGCACGTCTAGCAAGTCCTGTATCTGCAACTAACTTTGTAGAACCAGGCGGTACTCAGATTCGTGTTGGTGCATCTACTAACGCATCCGATGCTTATAACTCTGCTAATCTAGTGGCAGCATTCTACGACGCCGCAGCGGCTCTCGATGAAAAGGGAGTTTCAACTGAAGGACGTGTAGGTGTATTGAACCCTAGACAGTATTACGAATTGATTCAAGCTGTAGGAACAAATGGCTTGGTCAACCGTGATTCACAGGGAGATTCATTGCAGTCTGGTAATGGCATCATAGAGATTGCCGGAATCAAGATTTATAAATCAATGAACATTCCATTCTTCAAGAAGTTCGGTACTATTTATGGTACTGGTAGCGCCACTAACCCTGGTGTAACTGATCCTGGTAACTCAGGTTCATTCGTTAGTGAAGCAATGGGAGATCAGGATGCTGTTACAGCTCCTGCAGGAAACCAGAAGACCGTTAATGAATACGGTGCTGAAGCAGAGTTCGCAAACTCTTGTGGACTTATCTTCCAGAAGGAAGCCGCAGGTGTTGTTGAAGCAATTGGACCTCAAGTACAAGTAACTTCAGGTGATGTATCCGTGGTTTACCAGGGAGATGTCATTCTAGGACGCTTGGCTATGGGAGCCGATTCACTCAACCCAGCTGCTGCTGTTGAATTGTTTGCAGGTACAGCTACCAAGCCTGCTGCATACGCATAGACTATATAGTCTTTTACTCAAGGGGGGATCTCACGTCCCCCTTTTTTTTATTCACAAAAATTAATCATGGCTTTTCCAACCACTAACGCTACGAAGGAGCTACCTGCTATAAACCAAATATTGGCGTCAGTGGGTCAAGCACCTGTAACCACTCTCGATCAAACCAACCCTGACGTTGCGATTGCATACGATACTTTGTTACAGGTGTCAAGGGAAGTACAATCAGAAGGATGGTCCTTCAATAAAGAAGAACACTATGACTTCACTCCTAACACTAGTGATGAGATAGAGATACCTAATAATATATTACAGTTAGATCTCACACAGAATGTATCTAATTCAGATAAAGATGTTATAAGAAGAGATGGTAAATTATATGATAAATATAACCACACTTATAAATGGACCAGTGGTGTAGCAGTCGAATGCGACGTTACTTGGTTCTTTGATTGGGTAGATTTACCTATACCTATACAAGATTATATTACAGCTAAATCTGCTGTCATGGTGTCTAGTAGAATTGTAGGCGATCCTAATCAATATCAAATGCTACAACAAAATGAAGCATACGCCCGTGCAGTAGCGTTAGAGTATGAATGTAACCAAGGTGACTATACCTTCTTCGGTACACCTGATAACAGACCTAACAGCTACACCAGCTATAAACCTTACCAAGCTTTAAGAAGATAATGCCTGCTGTAACTCAACGAATTGACAATTATCTTGGTGGAGTATCTAGACAATCAGATGATAAGAAGCTCCCAGGTCAAGTCCGAGAGTGTCTTAATGCTTATCCAGATCCCACCTTCGGATTAACTAAAAGACCAGGCTTGAAATGGATTGCTAATCTAGGTACTGGTACTACATATGATAATGCAAAATGGTTCTACATCCACAGGGATGATGATGAAAAATACATAGGATGTATAACACCGAAACCTAATAGCGGTAACGGTACTATCAACATTTGGAATGCAACAACTGGTACTGCTTGTACAGTAACTTATGGTACAGGAGCTCAAGCATACTTAACAGGTGCTAGAATTAACTATGACATATTAACTGTACAAGATACATCTATTATAACAAATAATTTAATAACAACAGCGAAGTTAGCTGACCCTGCATTTGTAGAGAAGTGTAAAGCTACATTGATACTATCTGATATAGCAGCTAGCTCTACATATACTGTAACTATTAATGGAAGCACTGTTACACATACTGCAGGTGGTACTGATACATATACACAAGTTATTGCTGCTTTAAAGACAGCGATAGATGGACTCAGTATCTCTGGGTTAACAGTAACCACACATAACGCTTCGCTTCAATTAGATCGTGGTACTACAGCCTTTACAATTTCTGCTAAAGGTGGTGCAGCTAATAATAAATTAACTGTTTTCCAAGATCAAGTAGATAACGTATCACAGCTTCCAGAACAATCTTACCATAATCATGTAGTAAAAATTATAAATACTTCATCTACATCTGATACTTATTTTGCTAAGTATAAAGCTGATAACGGTACATCAGGTATAGGTTATTGGGAAGAGACAATTGATCCTAGTAAGTCCACAGGCTTAGATCAATCAACAATGCCTCATGAACTATTAAACACAGCAACCAATACCTTTACTTTTAAAAAGGTTACATGGACTTCACGTTTAGTAGGTGATGATGTAACAAACGAACACCCAAGCTTTATCGGTTCAAAGATCGAACAAGCTTTTTTCCATAACAATAGACTAGGATTCTTATCAGTAGATAATGTATCAATGAGTCGATCAGGGGAATTCTACAACTTCTATCATAAGTCCGCGCAAGTTCAAACAGATGCTGACCCAGTTGACCTAAGTTGTGCAACAATTCGACCTGCAGTATTACATGGCGTTCTTCCAACTACACAGGGTCTAGTACTCTTTAGTTCGAATCAACAATTTCTCATGGCATCTGCTGACGGAATTTTGACACCAACAGGAACTGTTATCAAGGCTATATCGAACTTCGAAATGGCAACAGATGTAGACCCTATTGATATGGGTACAAGTATTAATTTTATAAGTAAGACACCAAGCTATACAAGAATATTCGGAATGGTCACACGTGGCCAAGAAGAGAATCCCCAGGTTTTAGATGTAGGACGAGTTGTTAATGAGTGGGTACCTGCTACAGTTGATACGTTGACTGGCAGTCCTCAGAATCAATTCATCGCTTTATCTAGCCAAGCTTCGGATACGGCATATTTTTACCGTACATACAGTGATGGGAGATCGCTACTTGTTCAAGCATGGTTTAGATGGCAACTTTGTGGTAATGTACAAACACTAGCTGTAGATTCAGATGAGATGTTTGCAGTTACTAAACAAGGCAATCAAGTTACTTTAAGTAAGGCTAACCTAAGTCAAAGTCCTGATGATGCTATCATAGTCAGTAATCAAGGTAACAAAGTTAATCCTTGTATGGATTTATACGCTACAGCTAGTAGTGTACTATATAAAGGAGTAGAAACTCTTGCAGTAACAGCTGGAGGAAGTGGATATACATCCGCACCTACTGTTACTATTACAGGATCCGGTACTGGACCAGGAGCTGGTACACCAGGAAGTGGGGCAACTGCAACCGCTACAGTCTCAGGAGGTGCTGTCACAGCTCTCACGTTGACTGCAGGAGGCAGTGGTTATACTAATGGTGCCGTTGTCTCTTTCAGTGGTGGAGGAGGTTCAAGTGCAACTGCTACCGCAACAGTACTTGATGGTACAAAATGTTACATACGTTACGAAAATGTTACTACACTTACACCAGTTCTACTTATCTCTGGTAGTACAGCCACAGGTCAGTATATTGAATCTGGTTTTACTATCTCACCAAACACAGGTTCAGATGGTGCTGGTACTTATTTCATCGTTCCTAAGAAAAATCTCACTAGCGTAGCAAGTGATGTTTATACTGGTTGGAAATATGATTTAGATGTTACCTTACCTAAAACCTATTACTACTTAGATGAGAAAAACAGTAAAACAGATTTCTCCGCTTCTCTAACAATAGCAAGAATGAAGTTCGCTGTAGGACTATCAGGTGTTATGGCATTTAAACTTAAGTCTACAGGTGTTAGACAAGGTAAGAAAGAATTAACTGGTGATGGAAGTACAACAGATTTCAAATGGATTAAAGATGATATAGATTATATCGATAGAGATCAAATTAAAGTAAAGATAAATAACGTTTTACAACAATCAACAGATTTCACGTTCTTAGGTGATGAAGAGATTAGAATGGGTACTGCACCTGCACTTAATGATAAGGTTCTAATCTATTTAGACGAGTGGTATAATTTAAACCCAACTCAAATTGCTGATACTTATTTAGCTAATGATATTGCATTATCAGAGCAGTCTGTATTCAGCATACCTATACACCAGAAATCTCAAAATTTTCAACTTAGAGTTTTCAATGACTCACCATTCCCTGTAGCTTTAAACTCTATGATGTGGGAAGGTAATTACACACCACGTTTCTATAGGAGGGCATAAACATGGCATGGTGGGCAGTCGCAGCTGCAGTTGGTAGCCAAGTAGTTAGTGGTTATATGAGCTCACAAGCTTCTAAGAAAGCTACTAAAGCTCAAAACCAAGCTACAGACAGAGCTGATGCATATAATGCTGAAGCTTGGGCGATGGACAAAGACAAGCTACGAGCTAATCACTCTTATCAAATATATGATAGAGCAATAACTCGTGAGAATAATTTAAGGAATGCTCAATATCAAGATGATGTAAACCTTCAAAAGTGGAACTACGATTTAATGATTCGTAATTCTGAACAAGAAGGTATGAACGCACAGTTTCAGAAGTCTGAGCAGTTGTATAATGATCAATTATCATTAAACCATCGAGCTGCCGGCTTAGCTGTTGATAATGAAAGAACTAGACTACAAGAATTAAAACAAGAAACAGCTTTCCAAGATCAAGATTTAATCATTGATGCAATGTTGAAATCAGATCAAATAAAAGCTAGAGGTATGTCAGGTAGAAGTGTTGGAAAAGCGGTTCAATCAGTTATCATGGCTCGCGGCCGTAACGCGGCTATACTACATGAGTCATTAACAAGTGGCACACGTGATGTTTATGCTACATTAGATGAAATAGCTAATGATAAAATGGGTGCTGATTTAGCAGCCTTTGCTCAGAAAATGTTAAAACCAGGAATGTTACCGATACGACCTTTACCTCTTAAAACACCTGTTCCTGTATTACCTGATCCAAGACCTATAGAAGACTTTGACTTTGGACCTGCTCCTGTAGGAGGTTATCAAAAAGCAGATACATCTTGGTTAGAATTCGGTGCAAGTGCAGCCGCAGCTGTAGGAACTGGAGTCTCTACTTATAAAAATTGGGGTTAACAAATGGCAGTACAATTTAATCGATTTGCTCGTAGAGGCGGTTTTGGTAAACATAAGCAAGATGTTGGTACATCTGCTTTCCTCTCTAATATGGATAGAGACCTACAAAGAAGGTTAGCTGCTCATAAAACTAATTCACAAGCAATCTATAACCAACAACGAGAGTGGTTAACTAGTAAACAAGATGCGGAAAGGCAAGAGAAAAGAGCAAGAGATGAAAATCAGCAACTTGAAAATGATAAGCAAGATCTAAAAATTCGACAGACACGTAGAGTAGCTCGTCAGATAATTGATCGTGGCGAAGCTGAATCAAGAGATATACTACGTGTTGGCGAAAAGCTAAGTCATCTTTCAAGTACTATCGGTCATACAGTTGTTGAAGGTCTAACCCTTTTAGATCAAATAGCTTATGGCAGAGCTCTTGACGGCGACGGCGACGGACCTGGAGGCGGCTACGGCGGCGGTGGCGGTGGCGGAGGAGGCGGCGGCGGTGGTAGCACCGACAGCCCACAAGATCAAGAAGATGATAAAGACAGGGAAGATGAAGAGG